CACGGCTAAGCTCTGGGTATTCTTGGCCGCCCCGGCTGCGCGCGCAGCCATCGACATCCGGCCAGTCCACGTCTGTCCGTGCCAGCCAAGAATGCCTTGCTTACGTAAGGCAGCCTGCACGGACCGGTGTGGCTGCACCGGTTACACCACAGCTGGACGACGACGGGACATATCGCTCCCATGGCGCATCGGATCTCTTAGTAACCATGGCGTGCATGGCCATGTCGCCGTCAAGGACGTCGATTTCACCACCGGGCCATTCTCAGCAAGACCTGATCCCCAAGGGGAGGGCCGAGGAAAGATTTACAGCATCCCAGAGGAAGCCCAAGTCAACATGCAGGTGCATGGTTCCATCCACCTTGCGGGCGAGGGCTTCACCCCAGGTACCCCTACGTGCGCTGACCTCGCCCTCGACCCAACTCCCGTCGACATCTTGATACCACCTCTGAAGTCAGTCAGCATGACCGCAGTCGACGAAGTTTTGCAGAAGCTCGCTCCCACTAGCTCAGACCTCTACGAACTTCGGCGAGAAACCGGATATGCCAATCTTGGCAGCCTTGGCTCCAAGAGCATGAAGATCAAAATGCGGCACCGCCCGATTCTTGATCCGTTCGCTAGTAAGGAGAAGCGAGTTATCAGCGTAGCTCGCTGCCGGTCACGTGCGCAGACCAACAGCCTGGATCACTCGCTGCAGGCGGCCATCAGCCGCTACGCCACTGCTAGTAGCAAATTGCCACTGGATCAATTTGAACCCGAAGTTCAGCGGCTCACCGCCGGGCTCAACAAATTCATCAAGATTCATCAGCTAGCACAGATTACTCCAGAAATGCTCGCTGTTGCTGAAGCGGAGGCGTGTCAAAACATTGTAGCCAAGAAGAATCCAGCTAGGCAGGAGGAAGGGCTCTACGGGTCCACTGCGTTCGCCACTAGCACGATCTCTTGCTTTAACAAGCAACAGGATAAGGCGGGCCTCAAGACTGAGACTTGGCTCCAGGGCAGCACCACCGACGCCGGTGGTTATAAGTTCAAGGGAGGACAGCCCATCTCCTCTTCCCCTAAAACTATTAACCACATTTGCATGGCTTACGTACGTTGCCTAGAATTGGAAATCATTAGATGCCGCCGACCGGGTGTCCACCTTCCCAACTGAACCAACACAGAAGACTTCAAGCGACGTATCGATGCAGACATTCGGTCTCTACCCGAAGGTAGGTACCAGACGGTCTGCACCGACATTAGCGAACAGGAC